ATCAGAAATCAGGTCTTCTACCAGGTAGTATGTCCGAGACCGTTCTGAGAGCGCTCCCCGGTAGCCTGCCTACCTGTGACAACCCGACTCATGCCCACCACGCCCGCCAAGTTCTGGAGCACCCCCCCTCTCCAACACGTCAAGATCGGAGCCCTCAGTGCCCGCACCGCCCCCGACGCCGTCCTCCACGCCATCCTCGCCCGGCTCGCAGCGTTCACACCGTCGGACCTCCTTCTCCCGGGCATCATCGGGGGCCCCTCTCCGCTCAACTACTTCGCTGCGCTGGTTGCACCTTCCGGTGGAGGCAAGTCCTCTGCTGCGAAGGCGGCTGCTCGACTTCTACCGGCTCCAGAACACCTCGATGGGCGTGATGATCTGCAAGTTGGGACCGGGGAGGGGCTCATCGAGTCCTTCCTGGAGAAGGACCCGGATACCGGCGAGAAGGTCCAGGTCCACCACAACGCCTACCTCTACGTCGACGAGGGCGAGATCTTCCGCAAGTACGCCCGCCGGGACGGCACCACGCTCGACGTAGTCATCCGGACGGCCCACTCGGGCGGCGCCCTCGGGCAGACCAACGCCTCCAAGGCCACCTCCCGCCGGCTCGCCCCCAACTCCTACTCGATCGGCATGGTCGTGGGCCTCCAGCCCGGCAAGGCCGGTGCCCTGCTCACCCCGGAGGCCATCGACGGGGGCACGCCGCAGCGCTTCGTGTGGGCCGCCGGGCAGATCAGCCAGTCCGACCGGCTGAAGATGGAGGAATACCCGACCTCCTTCGACTGGCCCGGGCCGCTGCGTGTAAACAAGTCCGTCTGGAACCGTGTGGGCGAGGTGAAGATCAACCCGCTCCTGACCAACGCCATCGGTGACTACCATCTCGACCTGCTGAGCGGGCGCACGCCTCCACCGCCGGCCCTCGACGCCCACGAGACGCTCATCACGCTGCGCATGGCCGTCCTGCTGGCCCTGCTGGAGGGGCGCTTCAGCCCCAGCCCGGCCGACCACGAGCGGGCGAGGACCCTCTGGGCCGTCAACCAGGAGGTCCGGCGCTGGATCATCAAGGAGGTCAACGAGAGCGAGCAGGACGACTTGAATCGCCAGATCGCCAAGGATATGCAGCGGGCTCAGGCGCAGGTCGTGGCCCGTGACCGGGCTCAGGACTTGGAATCTAGGCTCGAAAGCCAAGTTCTGAGCATCCTGGAGCGCCGGGGCGGGGATACCACGCTCGGCGTCCTGACCAACGACGTCACCAAGAGCCTGCGCCCGTACCTCAACGGCACGCTCCAGCACCTGGGCCGGGCGGGCCGGCTCACCGTCCACCGGGATGGGGCTGCTGTCCGGGTCTCCCTACCCCAGTCCGACGAGATAGTGCTCGACCTGTCCGAGTCGGTAGGCTGATCCGGTGCCGACCCGCAACTACATCCTGACGGTCCAGCAGGCCGCCGCCAGACCCAACCTGGCCGACTTCCTGAAGCAGTACGCCGTGCGCACGACGTGGGTTCAGCGCCCGCCTGCCCACGTCTTCACGGTCGAGGCCGAGGCGCTCGACCACGACCTCCTCCTGGCCGCTCGACGGGACCTGAGATGGCCATGATCCAGCGCAACTACATCATCCCCGGCCACCTGCGGACGAGCCCGTTCTTCATGGACTACGTCCACAGCCTGGCCGTGCGCCCGCCCACCGTCCTCGAACGCCACGACGCCCGGAACTGGGTCCTGGAGGGCGATGCCGAGGACCATCGCTTCATCGGCTGGCTCCTGGCCCAGTACGGGCTGACTCCCTGGGGCTCGGCCCGATGAACCGGCCGCTGGTCAAGGTCCGCTGGATCGTCAACCCGCACACCGGCGACCTGATGGCCCGGGTGCTGCGCTACGTGCCCACCTGCGGCGACAATGGCCCGGTCATGTGCCAGTACCTCGACGCCGACGGGGAGTGGCAGACCCGGACCCCCGGCCTGGAGGACCCGCCCGTCGCCAAGGGCAACTTCCTCGACGACTCGGCCTTCGGGGACCTGACGAACGGGTGGATGTGGTCTGAGGTACGGTCATGGCATGGCTGAGCAAGTCCGGCGGCAACGACCGGCTACCAAGCGAGACAAGTCCGTGGACGACGTGGCTGAAGTCGAGCCCGATCTGGACGCCATCGCCGCCAAGCGAGAGGCCACCCTGGCTGACATCGACGATCTCCTGGACGAGATCGACGACATCCTGGCGGCCGACATCGGAGTTGACGGCCAGGTGGAGGAGTTCATCAAGGCGTTTCAGCAGAAGGGCGGCGAGTAGTGCCGTGCGCTTCGCCCCTTTCGGCCCCAAGGTCGACTCTGAGGTCTTCGTCGACGTTACCTGGGCTGACCCCCAGGTCGAGCGGGCGATGACCCGTGTCGATGAGGCGCTGGCTGAGGTCGGTGCTGGCTCCTCGCTCGTCGATGCCAACAAGATGGTGGACCTCCTACTCGACATCCGCCTGGACCTGCTGGGTGTGCCGGCGTGAGGGACTCGGATCGCACCCGACCTGCCGTCCACAAGTGCGAGCACTGCGACCGGCCGCTCTTGGAGTGCGAGTGCGGAGACTGGTGGCCCGCCGATAGCCTGTTCGATGACCCTGAGTCCGAGGAGGACGATGACGAATGACCGCTGAAGTCGAGTTCGACGTGACGACCGATCAGATCCTGAACGCTGCGCTGGCCCACCTCGGTGACCTGGCCTCCGACCTGGAGGACGCCGAGCAGTACGACTGGCTCGTGCGCCTGAAGGAGGGCGCTGCCGGCTTCCTGGCCGTCTACCAGGCCCTGGTCGGCATGAAGGACCAGGAGGTCGGCACCTTCGTCCTCCCGCAGGTCATCATCGACCGTGCGACCGCCCTCCAGCAGCCGGCTACGCTGACCCCATGAGCGACACCAAGGCCACCTTCACCGTCGACACCCCCGGCTTCGTCGACGAGTCGTTCTTCGGAGCCTTCCGGCGCTCGATGGCGGTCCAGTTGCGCAACGCCCTGGGCGAGTTCCAGAGCGTCACCGTGACGATGGTGCTGGAGGTCACCGACCCAGACGTGCCGGCGGTCGTGCCCGTCAGCGAGGCCGAGGCGGCGCTCATCGAGCGTGACCGCAAGGTGCAGGCCATGTCCGACGCTCTGGCGTACTTCGTGAGTCACCGGGCGTGATGTAGGGTCGGGCCATGTCCGAGTCCGACCGTCGCAAGGCCAGCAAGAAGTCCGGGGGCCGGTCCAAGGCGCCCCGCCCCGGCAAGAACTCGGAGGGCACGAAGAAGAAGGGCCCGAGCAAGCCCGGCGACAAGATGCCGCAGTTGCAGGGAGCGATGGACGCTCCGCTGCCCGGCCCCCAGCCCGGCGCCGGTGCGCCCCCGGGAGCCCCCGCCACAGCGATTGAACCGCCCCCGAGCCCCTCCCCCATGCCTCCCGGCATGATGGGGGGGCCTCCGGGCATGGGCGGCCCTCCCGGGATGCCTCCGGGCCCCGGCGGCCCGCCTGCTCCTGGCGTTCCCGCCCCCGGTGGCCCGCAGGGCATGGTCCCGCCCGCTCCCGTTCCGCCGGTCCCGGCCGGTGCTGCGCCCAACACGATGGGCGCTGGCTACCCGCCCGAGTTGCAGTCGATGCCCGGCGACATGGCGGCGCTCCAGCAGCAGATGCAGACCGGGTTCGGCCCGGGCTCGTCCGACGCTGACCACGACGCTGCGATGGTGGCCTCCAGCCAGGCCAAGGCCATTGAGCAGGCGGCGATGCACCAGGCGTTCAGCCAGGACGAGGACGAGATGAACCTCATGGAACTCGGCCGGATCATGGCGCAACTCATGGGCCGGCGCCAGCCGCCGATGCCCCTCCGGTGAGGTTCCCGGCCGCACGGGCCCGGTCCCACCTCCTGTCCCTGGCCGGCACCCGGGTCACGATCGAGTGGATCGAGGGCACCGTTCAGGAGGCGTACTCCCACCCCGGGCGATGGCCGACCGTTTACACGCCTCGGCCGACGACCATGCTGAAGTACATAGTCGGGTTACACGAACTCGGGCACGTAATGCGCCCGGTCGGCGAGGGCCTGGTCAACGAGGCGCACGCCTGGGAGTGGGCGGCTGAGAACGTCCATGCCGACTTCATGCCGTGGGCCGACTACCGCCTGTGGCGAGAGGTGTCGGCTCTGCTCGCCACGCACCTGCCCTGGCCGAGCGACCCCTCCGAACCAGCCTGATACGGTCGCCGGCATGGCACTCACTGTCTCCACCGGCGCTGTCAAGGGGCGCAGCGGGCCCGACGCCCTCGGCCCCCGGGCGACCGCCCTGTTCGTCCTGACGGGCGACAACTCGTACCCGACGGGCGGCTGGGCCTTCGATCCCAAGCAGTACAGCGGCTTCACCCCGGCCGTGGTCTTCATCGCCCAGCGGGCGCCGCTGACCGTCGCCTACCAGTTCGTCTACGACCGGACCGCCAAGAAGTTGCTGGTCTTCTGGTCGGCGGGCTCGGGCGCCGCCTTCTCGCAGGTCACGAACGCCACCGATCTGTCGGCGGTCATCGTCGACATGCTGCTCGTCGGAGACTGACGTGGCCGGCGCTACGGCCCGCACCGTCCTCGGGAACGCTGTCCCCGCCACGGGCGTCCTGTTCCCCCTCCTGGCCCGCACGGCCAGTCCCGTCTCCTCGGAGTTCGGGCCACCGCAGAAGTCCGTCGGCGTCATGGTCCGCCTCGACACCACGGCCCAGGGCGCTGCCCCGTCCGTGGTGTTCAACATCGAGGGCTACGACCCCGCTGCCGACGAGTGGTTCCTCCTGCTCGCCTCGGCGGCCGTGACGGCCTCCGGCACGAGCATCGTCCTCCGGGTCGATCCCCGCATCACGGCCGGCGCCAACCTCGTGGCCCAGTCGGGCCTCGTGGCCCGGATGCGTGTCTCCCCCGTCCACAGCAATGGCGACAGCCTGACCTACTCGGTGACCGTCTTCACCCACGGCTGATCGGAGTCCCTCATGGCTGACAACCAAGGTGACGCCGCAGTCCACAGGTCGATCGACAAGGGCGGGATCTTCGTCCCCGTAGTGGCGATCGACGTCGGCGGTGCCGGCGCCGAGTCCCTGTGGACCGGTGCGGGTGGCGGGGGCGGCTCAGGCACTGAGTACACCGAGGACGCTGCGGCCGTAGCCGACCCCATCGGCGGGGTCCAGATCCTCGTCCGCAAGGACACCCCGTCCGCCACCGTCTCGACCGACGGCGACAACATCGCCCAGCGGGGCACCAACTTCGGTGCCGCCTACGTCACGCTCCTCGACACCGGGGGCTCCCCTGTGGCCGTGGGCGGCGGCACGCAGTACACCGAGGACGTGGCTGCTGTGGCCGATCCCATCGGCACCATGCTCATCGTCCGGCGCCGGGACTCCCTGGTCTCCGAGGTCAGCACCGACGGGGACAACATCGCCGCCAACGCCACGAGCAAGGGCGAGCAGTACGTCAAGCACGTCGACCCCATCCCGGTCACCGACAACGCCGGCAGCCTCACCGTGGACGGCACGGTGGCCGTCTCGAACGCCACCTTCCCGGTCACCGACAATGCTGGCTCACTGACGGTCGACGCCCCGGTGGGCACGCCGGTCTTCGTCCGGCTCAGCGACGGCTCGGCCGCCATCGCCACGCTGCCAGTCTCCCTGGCCTCGGTGCCCTCGCACGCCGTCACCAACGCTGGCACCTTCGCCGTGCAGGCGGACACCGAACTGCCGACCGCCGCCGCCCTGGCCGACGCCACCGCCAACCCGACCACGACCGTCGTCGGCGCCATGCTCGAAGGCTGGAACGGAGCCACCTGGGACCGGCTGAAGTCCGACACGACCAACGGGCTCGACGTCGACGTGACCCGGGTGTCCGGGGTCGTGGCCGTGAGCGACAACGCCGGCACGCTCACCGTGGACGCTCCCGTCGCCACCCCGGTCTTCGTGCGCCTGTCCGACGGCACCAACCCCATCGCCACCCTCCCCGTCAGCCTGGCCAGCGCCCCCACCACGGCGGTGACCAACGCCGACATCACCACGATCGCCGGGGCCATCAAGGCCGAGGACGTGGCGTCCGCCGACGCCCACCCGGGCATGGTCATCCTCGCCCGGCGCACCGCCACGCCGGCCAACACGAGCGGCACCGACCTCGACTACGAGGTCCCGCAGATGAACGCCGGCCGGCTGTGGGTCGACCCCTCGGGCGTCACCCTGACCGTCGCCAGCCACGCCGTGACGAACGCCGGCACCTTCGCCGTCCAGGCCGCCGGCTCGGTGGCCGAGGACGCCGCCCTCTCGGGCAACCCGCTCATCGTCGGCGGCCGGGCCCACTCGGGCGTGCCCACGGCGATGTCGGCCGACAACGACCTCATCATCCCCTGGATGGACCGCTCGGGCGCCCTGGCCGTCATGCCCCAGGTCCGCCAGGTCCGGGTCACCGCCACCCCCACGATCGCCACCTCGGGCTACGTGGACAATGACCAGATCGGCGGGCTCCAGACCTACACCAACGCTGCCCTGGCCTCGGGCCGCCCCGGGCTCATCGTCGGCGCTACGATCACCTCCCGCACCGTCACCGCCCTGAACGCCCTCGAACTGTGGATCTTCGAGGCCAGCCCCACCCTGGCCGGCTCGGACAACGCCGCCTTCGACCTGTCGGACGCCAACCTGGAGGCCGCCCGGCCCACCGCTGTCATCGACTTCCTGGCCGCCGACTACCGCAACACCGTCTCGGGCGTCTGGTGCCTGGGGTCGGTCAAGGGAGGCAAGGTCAGCGAGCCCTTCGTCACCTCGGGCTCGGCCAACCTGTTCGGCGTGCTCGTGGCCACGGCTGCCCCGGCTGCCCAGTACGGAGGCACGACGGACATCGTCGTGGCGCTGGAGATCCAGCAGTTCTGACGTGGCCTTCGCCGTCTCCGAACTAGCCAGCGCCTGGAACAACGCCGACGCCACCTCGTACGTCACCACCTCGGTGAGCCCGCCGGCCTCGTCGTACCTGATCTTCGGCTACTCCAGCCGGCACGGGACCTTGGCCCCCGGCGTTACGCCGCCCTCGGCGTACGGCGGCACCTGGACCGAACTCGCCGCCGCCGAGCAGGTCGATGGCATCTCGGCCATCGGCTCCTGGGGCCTCCAGTGCTCGGCCAGCCCCGGCACCGCCGGCATGACGGTCCCCGTCGACGGCGGGGTCACGGCCATCGGGCTCTACTGGTTCCTCCTCGGGATCACCGGCCACAGCACTTCGGCCACCGTGATCGACGCCGAGTACGGGCCCACGGGCACGACCAGCCTGACCCCTGGCCTGGCGGGCGCCGCACCCACCATGGCCGACTCCCGGGACCTCCAGATCTTCTTCTCTGCCCATCGGGCCAACGACGCCACCACGGCCGAGGCCGGCTGGGTCGGCGGCACCGACCGGCCCGGCACGCTGCCCAACTACGGCGGCCGGGTCCAGTGGAAGATCGGCTCGTTCGACTCCAGCCCGACCATGACCATCGCCTCGTCCGTGCGCTGGCAGTCGATGTACCTGGAGATCCTGATTGACCAGTCGGCCCCGGCGGTTGGCGACCCTGACAAGGGGTGGGTGCGTAACCGGGTCGGCAGCCTCTGGACCCGGTAAGGTCGCCGCATGGCGTTCAAGCCCCGCACGACCCGCTCTGTGCCCTTCCCGTTCACTGAGGACCTGACGGGCGAGATGCCCAAGAACTTCCAGAGCGTCATGCTCGACATCGAGAACGCCGAGCGGGAGGCGCTCGCTCTCGGCAACGCCGGTGGCTATCACCCGTGGAAGGAGATGGTCAACACCTACCGGGCCGCCAACGTCTTCTTCATCGCCCCGACGACCAACTACGGCAACGACTACTGGCAGGGCGGCCAGTTTCGGCGCATCGGCGACATGGTCGAGATCCGTGGCCTCCTAACCGGCGGTGCTGACAACTCGACCTGGAGCATCATGCCGCCGGGCTTCCGGCCTGCGGCGGATCTGCTCTTTCCGGGGTTCGGCGGCGGGTTTCATGCCCGGGTCGACATCGACCAGGCGGGCAACCTGACCCAGCGCTACGGAGCCGGTGGGGGCAACAGCGGCTTCTTCACCCTCTCGTATATGCGCTACTCGCTCGCTGCGCAGTTCGGTGAGGGCTTCGTCCAGGTCGGCTCGGGTGCCCCTGCCGCCCCGTTCCAGAACTCGTGGGCCAACTTCGGCGCCACGTTCAACAACGCCGAGTATCGCCTGTACGGCACTGACGAGGTCCAGGTGCGGGGCCTGGTCAAGACAGGGGCCAACGGCACGACCGTCTTCACCCTCCCGCTCGGGATGCGCCCCTACGCCACCATGCACTTCGAGGCCGACATGAACTCGGCACAGCAGGCCCTCATCCGAGTGCTGCCCGACGGCCAGGTGGTGGCGCACGGCACCAACGTCGGCACTTACCTGGGCCTGAACCTCGCCTTCTCGATATCTGGCCAGGGCACCAACGGGTGGAAGCCCCTCACCCTCCAGAACGGGTTCGTCCGCTACGCCGCCGATCACCCGCTGCCCGAGTACCGCATTACCGGCGACATCGTCGAGTTGCGGGGCCTGATCTCCAAGGGCGGCTCGGCCGGCGCCATCATCATGGCCAGCATCCCCGACCGGGACGGCTGGCCGCAGGAGCGGAACCTGTGGGGGGTCCACGCCACCGGTGGCGTCGGGCGTGTCGACCTCATGCCCGATGGCACGATCCAGTTGACCACCGGATTCGGCGACTACGTCTCGCTCAACGGGCTCCGCTTCTCGACGCTGCCATGACGGCCTCCCGTGACCGGCTCCGTCAATTGGGGCAGTTGGACCTGGGGGCCTGGATCGAGGCCGCCACCGGCCGTGAACTCTGGTCGATCCAGCAGCGCATCGCCACCCAGTTGTCCCACCGCCGAGCCCGCATCGTCGTGCCCTCGTGCAACGCCTCGGGCAAGACCCACCTCGCCGCCCGCCTGGCCCTGGCGTTCTACGACGCCTACACCCCCGGAGCCCCCTGCCAGTTCTGCGACCCCGACGGCACCAAGGGCGGCTGCCGGGGCTCGAAGGTCCTGACGACGTCCTCGAAGGAGACCCACCTCCGGGACAACCTCTGGGGCGAGATCCGGCTCACCATCGGCGAGATGGCCAAGAATGGGCTCGAACTCCCCGGCACGCTCCCGCCCGTCGAGACGTTTCTCATGGACTCCCCCGGCAACCACTTCATCCGAGGCCAGGTGGCCACCAAGGAGGAGGGGATGCAGGGGTACCACGCTGCCCACAAACTCATCATCGGCGACGAGGCCACCGCCGTGGGCGAGGACGTGGCCCGAGGGATCACCTCCCTCATGGCGACCGGCGACACCCGCCTGCTGCTCGTGTTCAACCCCACCACACCGGACACGTACGCCGCCCAGATGACCCGGAGCCCCCGGGTCGAGGTCATCCGCATCACCGCCTACGACACGCCGGCCTTCACGGGCGAGGCCGTGCCCGAGGGCTCGAACCTGACCACGCCCGAGTTCCTGCTCGACCTGGAGGCCCAGGGCATGGGGCCCGGCACCTACGAGTGGACCACCCGTGTCCTGGCCCAGTTCTGGGACCAGGGCGAGGACACCCTGATCGCCCCGGCCTGGGTGGACGCCGCCGAGGCTCGGGAGTCGGACGTGTCCAGCATCACCGCCATCGGCGTCGACCTGGCCCCGTACGGCACCGCCGAGTCGGCCATCGCCGTGCGCTCGGGCGACACGCTCATCGCCCTGGAGGCCCACCCCGCCGGCCGCACCGACCACCTCATCCTCGGCGACCCGCTGCGCATGACCGAGGGGCAGCAGATCGACCCGTCCGCCCCCGTCCCCCGCCTGGTCGTGCGCCACCGGCCGACGTACCTGATCTACGACGCTGACGGCGTTGGTGCCGGCGCCATCGGCGACTTCGAGAAGTTGTGGGGCTGGGCCGTGCGCAACGGCCACATGGGCCCGCACTCCCAGGTCATCGGCTTCCGGGGCGGCAAGAAGGTCACGGACTTCTACCTCAACGCCCGCTCGGGCTGGTGGTGGGCCCTCCGTCGGCGCTTCGAGCGGGGCCGCATCTCGATGCGTGTAAACGACCCCAAGACCCGGGCGCAGTTGACCCAGATGACCTACTCGATCTCGCCGGCCGGCGCCATCCGGGTCGAGACGAAGGGCGAGATGAAGCAGCGTGGCCTGGAGAGCCCTGACCGGGCCGACGCCATCATGTACGCCTACGCCTTCTCCGAGGACCTCCCGGACCCCAACTCGAAGCCTGATAGGTCCTGGGTCGAGGACCAGGGCTACGGTGTCGATCGAAGCGAGGCCGCCATGTGGAAGCGAATGCTTGAAGGTGACGGCCTCGGGAAGAAGAAGGTGCCGGTCAACGCAGTCACCGGCATCCCCGACCAACTCTGAGGAGACACCATGACCGTCCGCATCCACGGCCTGTTCCAGAAGACCATGCCCTCCTACGTCCACGCCAAGGGCTCCGACTACATCTACGGCCGCAACGAGGAGGGCATCGACACCGGCGTCCTCATCGAGGGCGAGGGCACCCTGTTCCTCGGCAAGGTCGCCCTACAGGAGATGGGCGAGGTGATGGGCTGGACCTTCGTCGAGGACGCCGATGCCATCGCCCAGCAGTACCAGGAGGACCTGACCTGGCGGGACCACGAGATCGAGCGGCTCGCCGCTGAGAACGCCGCCCTCACCGCCGACCTCGAAGCCTTCGGGCGTGCCCTGGCCGGCCAGGCCCGGGTCAAGGCGGCCGAGTGATCGCCCTCGCCATCCTCGCCGCCGTGCTCGCCGTGCTCGCTGGAGTCGGCTGGGGTCTCGCCCTGGCCCTGCTCCAGGACCGCTCCCAGGGCTACGCCCGCATCGCCGACCTTCAGGACCGAGTCCAGGCCGGTACCCTGGAGCAGTACAAGGCGCACGTCGCCATGCCAGCCTGGGAGCCCGACGAGAGGGAGTGGCGCCACTCGGCCACGGGGTCCGGCCTCGTCTCCGAACCCGCAGAGTAAGGTCCGGGCATGGCTGTGTCCTTCCTCGACTCCATGCGGGGTCGGTCCACGTCCTCGGGCAAGTCCGAGTTCATCATCCCTTCGGACGAGAAGGAACTAGTCGGCTGGCTGGAGCGCAAGCGCAAGGCCGGGCGCACCCCGCTGCCCGAGTACCAGATGAAGTTGAACCTGTCCTTCGTGCTCGGCCACCAGTGGCTGACGTGGGACACCTCGGCCAAGACCTTGCGCCGGGTCAGCGCCCCCCGAGCGAGCGACCCGAACGCCCCCGTGCGCATCACGGTGAACAAGATCGGCGGGCTCGTCGAGCGCATCGTCTCGAAGTTGACCAAGAGCGCCCCGCTCCCCGAGGCCCGCCCTGTCTCCGATGACGAGAAGGACGTGGCCGCCGCTCGGGTCGCCACCCGCATCATGGCGCACGAGTTCGACCGCCTGGGCTGGAGGGCCTGGCTCACCGAGTTCCTGTTCTGGCCCGCCACGTTCGGCTGGTCCTACGCCCATATCTACTGGGAGCCCGACGCCGGGTCCACCCTGGCCGAGGACGACGACGGCCGGCCGATCCGCATGGGCGACATCGAGTACGACATCGTGCCCGCCAACGAACTCAGCGTCGATCCGTCGGCGCTCAGCATGGACAAGGCCCGCTGGGCCATCCGCACCACGGTGATGAGCCGTGAGGCGCTCTGGGAGACGTGGGGCGTCGAGATCCCCGGTGAGCCCGAGGCCCGCAGCATGGTCGAGGAGGTGCTCCAGATGGCGCACCTCAGCCAGAAGGACGAGGGCGGCTCCAGCGTGGCCGTCCACCAGATGTGGATGCTGACCAGCCGGGCGGCCCCCAAGGGCATGACCATCACCTGGTCCGGCAACACCATCCTGGAGCCCCGCCGGGAGTTCCCCTTCGAGCACGGCCGGCTCCCGTTCGCCCAGATGAACTGGCTGCCCCCGCTCGGCACCCTCCGGGGCCGCACCTGGGTGGACGACCTGATCCCCATGCAGGAGGACTACAACGACGCCCGCTCCCGGGAGGCGACCATCCGGCGCACCCTCGTGCCGAAGTTGCTCTACCCGACGGGCTCGATCGACATGAGCCGGGTCACCACCCGCATCGAGGGCATCCCCTACGCCCCGACCGGCCAGCCGCCCACCTGGCTGTCCCCCGACTCCGGGTGGATGCAGCAGCAGGAGGCCGTCATGGCTCGGGCCGACGGCGAACTCGGCCAGCGGGCCGGTGTAAACGAGGCCAGCGCCGGGCAGGCGGGTGCCTCGACGCCGGCCGCCGCCATCCTGGCCTTGCAGGAGGCCGACGACACGAAGTTGGCCGTCACCGCCACCATGCTCGCCCAGTTCATCAAGGAGGTCGGCGAGCAGGTGCTCGGCCTGTCCCGCCAGTACTGGACCGAGGAGCGCACCATCCGGGTGTACTCCGAGGAGGGCGGGGGCATCGACGTCTACCGCTATGAGGGCGCCAACCTCGACGGCGGCTACGACGTCCGGGTGTCGAGCGAGTCGGCCCTGCCTAAGTCGAAGGCGGCCCGGGTCCAGTTGGGCCTGGAGTTGCACGCCCGAGGCGTCATCCCGAACAACCAGGACCTGCTGCGCATCCTCGAACTGCCTGGCACGGACTTCATCATCCGGGACATGGACCTGGACACTCGCAAGCAGCGCCGTGAGTTGGCCGCTCTGCTGAAGGGCGAGGACCCGGAGGTCGCCCCCTACGACGACCACGCCATTCACCTGGCCCAGATCAACCGCTTCCGCAAGACGGAGGAGTACGAGCGCCTGCCCGAGACGATCCGGGCTCGCATCGACGCCCACGCCGGTGTCCACGAGAGCCTCGTGCTGCGCCAGGCGGGCATCCCACAGCCCGTGTCCAGCCTCGGCCCGAGCCAGCCCGATGCGGCCGGCGCTGCGGCGGCCATCGGCGCCCGGGGCGCCCGGGGCTCGGTCGGCGCTGCGCAGAACTCGGGCCGCTACATGACGGACTTCATGACCGGCACCACGCCGGACCCCCTGATGTCCGCCAGCGGCCAGCAGCCGTCCCCCGTCACTGACGAGGGGATCTACAACGCCGCCGGCATCGGAGGCACTGGCCAGCCTGGCCGGGTCCCCGGCGTGCCGGCTGACAACCAGGCCAGTTCGATGGGGTCGTGACCAGGCCCTCGGCGTGATACCGTAAGGGCATGAGCACCCCCGAGCAACGAGCCAAGAACGCCGCCTACATGCGGGAGTGGAACCGGCGCAAGCGGGAGTCCGACCCGGAGTGGGTTGCCCGGGATCGAGCCCGGAACGCCCGGGGCAAGGCCAAGCGCACTGCCGAGATCGACGAGATCAAGTTGGCCGCTGGCTGCGTTGATTGCGGCTACCGGGCGCACGCAGTCGCCCTTGACTTCGACCATCGCCCCGGCGAGGTCAAGTTGTTCTCGGTGGCGTGGGGCAAGGCCCATGCGTGGGCGAACGTCCTGGCCGAGATGGCGAAGTGCGACGTGGTCTGCGCCAACTGCCACCGCATCCGCACCTTGGCCCGGCTCCAGGCTGATACTGAGCCGCCCGCCGAGGGCGGCTAAGGTCCCTCCCGTAGGCATTCCCAACCCGTCAGGAGACGACATGCCCTCGAACAACCCGGCATACGAGACGCCAGCCGACGTCCTCGAAAGCCACACCCCTCCCGCCGAGTCGGGCGACCAGACCCCGCCGCCCGAGATCTTCCAGGCCCCGAGCCCGACGACCGGTCAGCCCAGCGCTCCCGGCCAGCCGGCGCCCGTGGTCGATGACCCGTTCGCCGAGTTCGGCGGGGTCGAGGCCGTCCGCCAGCGGCAGGCTGCCGTCGAGGCGTGGGGCACCGAGGAGGGCCTGACGGTCGCTGCCATCGAGGCGCTCCGGGGCCTCGGCATCGAGCAGGACGTCATCGAGTCGCTGTTCAACTGGCAGGCCGAGGAGGAGCCGGACCCCCTGGCCGACGTGGCCGACGACGAGCCGCTCACCAAGGAGCAGATGCGGGCCTGGATGGAGCGGGAGATCGAGCGCCGGGTGCGCCCGGTCGAGGAGTCCTTCGAGGAGTCCCAGGAGCGCCAGCGCTTCGAGCAGGCCACCCACGCCGCCGTCGGTGCGCTCCAGGCGCTCGGCGTCCAGGACGATGCGACCAAGCAGGGCGTCATCACGCTCGCCCAGGCGTACATCGCCCCGGACGAGTGGGACCCCGAGGTGATCGCCAACGCCGTCCGTCGGGGCCACGCCGACTGGAACTCCATCGTGCAGGCCGAGGCCGAGAAGTACCTCCTGGCCAAGCAGGGCGTGCGGGACTCGCTGCCTCGCAACATCGGCGGCCACAGCCAGTCGCCGGGCGAGGTCACCCAGCCCGCCGCCAGGCCCAAGAGCCTCGACGACGCCATGCGGCAGGTGCGTGAGAAGGCCAAGGCCGAAGGTTGGTGGCAGCAGTCCTGATCGCTGAGCATCGCCCTTCAGGGGCGATGCTACGGTCAGCGGCATGCCCCAGTCCCTCGCCAACTTCGATGCGGCCCTGAAGGACAACTACGGTCCTGGGCTCCGGGAGTCGATCAACAACTCCAACCCCGTCCTCACCGAACTGCGGTTCAACAGGGAGGACATCGTCGGTCGCCAGGCGGTCTGGTCGGTCCACTCGCAGCGCTCGACCTCGACCGGTAGCCGAGGCGAACTGGGCGCCCTGCCTTCGGCGGACCGCCAGTCGTACATCGGCCCGAGGGACAACCTGTCCTTCATGTACCACACCATCAAGGTGTCGGGCCCGGCCAAGCACCTGACCCGCAACGACACCGGCGCCTTCACCCGGGCCCTGGAGTCGGAACTGCGGGGCGCCGAGAAGGACGTGAAGAACGACCTGGCCCGCCAGATCTTCAACACGGCCCAGACCATCAACTCGGTCCTCGTCAACGGCGCCCTCGGGCGAGTCAACGGGGCCCCCGCCGGCAACGTCATCACGGTGAACTACCCGGACAACACGACCCTCCCGTCGAACGGCACCCGCCACTTCTTCGTCGGTGAGAAGATCGACGCCGTCACGGTCGCCACCGGGGCCATCGCCCAGGCCGGCATGACCATCACGGCGGTCAGCCCGACCACGATCACGGTCGACGCCATCGGCTCGACGGTGTCCACCAACCTCCTGTTCCGGGCCGGCAACTACGCCTCGGGCGAGACCGAGATCAACGGCCTGCCGTTCGTCACGGGCACCCAGAACTACGCCGGCATCACGGCGGCCTCCAACCCGGTCTGGAACGGCCTGGCTGTGGGCTCCACCTCGACCGGCATCTCCGAGGTCCTCCTGGAGGAGGGTCAGGAGAAGGTCGAGACGGACGGCGACGGGTCCACCCCGAACCTGTACATCTTCGAGCACGTCCAGCGGCGCAAGTTGGCCTCGCTGCTCCAGACCCAGAAGCGGTACGAGGGCCGGGAGATGACCCTGACCTCGGGCTGGAAGGGCCTTGCGGTTGCGCAGGGAGTCCTCCTGGTCGACCGCTACTGCCCCGCCCTGAAGGGCTTCGGTGTGACCACCCGGGACATGGAGTGGTTCATCGGTCTCGACTGGGAGTGGGACGAGGACGACGGCCGGGTCCTGTACAAGGCCCTGGACAACTCCGACGCCGTCGAGGCTCGGTACAAGTCCTACTTCAACCTGGAGGCGGTCACCCGGAACGCCCACGTCCAGTTCACGGTGGCCGAGCCCACCTTCTGACCTACACTGGTCAGCATCGGGGACTTGAATCCCGGTAGGTCCGGGCGCACGGACCCGATTGACGCAGCGGAGAGGCCGTCCCTTCCGGGGGGCGGCCCTTTCGCTATGGTGGGCCCATGTCTGACCTGCCGCTGGAGTGGACCGTGCTCGACCGCCAACTGCGGGAGGGCGAGCCCACGAAGGGCTGGCCGGGCGACCCCCGGCTGTGGCTGCAACTGGCCTACCTGGAGGCGCCCGAGACGGGCTGGTACCCGCAGGACAACAAGATCCACCGCAAGGGCGACATCGTCGCCCGGCTCCTGGAGGTCTGGCGCCACACCGAGGAGGGCCGTGACGTCGTGATCGGCCGCTGGCAGCCGAGCGACCTGCCTCAGATCCTCAGCGACCTGGTGGCGATGGACCCCGGCCGCCCCGGCCACACGGACGTGCTCGACCGCATCGATGCGGCCAACGAGGCCAAGGAGGCCGACCTCAGCCGGCAGTACCAGGACGTGCAGGGCGAGATGATGGAGCACTACCTGAAGTTGGCTCACGACCTGAACAACCCCCGCAACGTCTTCCGGGGCATGCCGGGCACGAGGGACGACGCCGACCTGAAGCGGTAGGCTGCGGCCATGCTCACCCGCTTCCGGCGCTGGCTCCTGCTCGTGACGGCCGTGGCCGTCGTGGCCGCCTGCGTGCCGCCCCAGCCCGATTACGGCTACCACGGTGGTAAC